ACCTGTGGTGGCAAAATTTTATGGAGATGTGGTAGTCACAGGTGATATACTTTTGAGCAATGGTCAGATAGGAATAACTTACACTCCAGCTGACAACACTGATTGGTCAGCACCTGCACCCGCTACTGTGCAAGAAGCACTGGACAGATTGGCCCAGGTGGTAAAAGCGTTGAATGGTGGAATAGGAGCCTAGTAAGGAATAAATATACACATGACAATCACTAATATAAACATAGGAACACTTGCTAATGACGGCACAGGTGATGATTTACGCGAAGCGTTCATCAAAGTCAATAATAATTTCACAGAACTGAACGCAAGATCTGCCGAAAGCACTACAGTGACCAACAAGCTGGCTGACACTGCAAACGGTGGATTAGGCACTCGTAAAGGAATATTTTCAAACAAAGACGGCGTTGATCTACAATTTAAAGTGCTGGAGGCAGGCCCAAATGTAAGTCTTTCCTCTGATCAGAACAAAATAACTATAAATGCTGGCAGCAGTAATTTATTTGTGGTCGGAATGAATGGGGGAGCCACAGTGCAGATTGACAGCGGCAACACTCTACAGGTATTGGGCACCGGAGCAGCCAAAGCAGAGATGATATTGGGACAAGCTAATCCAACTTTGCGCATAGCATCATTTATTGCCAATGAGGGGAATCCCACGCTGGGAGCCAATCTTCAAGCTGGTGGCAACAGCATATTGGGAGTTGGTCAGCTACAGTCTTCGAATGTGCAATCTTTAGTGTACGGACTGGACATAAGAGATAGAAATTCATTCATTGGATTTGACATGGGCACTATTAATCTTGATTCTGAATCTCCACCAGCAGTGACTTTTCAAAACAGTTTGGATTACTTTTTTTATCTGAATCCCATAAACATGGGAAATTTAAATTCCTCTTCATCACAAAATACTGATAATCTAGATCAAGGCACGCTGTCTTAAACATACCATAATCACAGCTAAATATACAGCATGAGCAACTTATGGACGTTACCAACAGGAGTGTCATTAGGCACATTGGCTGAAAGAACTCCAACCACCATTGCCTTACCTTTAAACACAGTGGACTCAGTCACACTGATAGCTGGTGCATTGCCAGGCGGACTTCGACTGTCGAATTTTACGCTGGTGGGCACTCCATTAGAAGTTTCAAGAATCACGCAGTCAAGATTTGTGTTGCGAGCCCAATTGGGCACGGATATACAAGATCGCACATTCAGCATCACCGTGGCCGGAGCAGATGATCCAGTCTGGATCACTCCATCAGGTCAGTTACCCGTGGGCAACAACAACACTTTCTTTGTGTTGGACAGCTCTTATGTGGACTATCAATTGACTGCAATAGACACTGATATTTCAGCTGGAGATGAATTGCAATATTTTATCGCTTCTGGAGATGGAGAGCTGCCACCAGGAATAAAATTATCTGCCAAAGGAAAATTGTTCGGAGTGATAGATCCTATATTGGCTCTGGATATCAACGGCAGCACCGGTGCATACGACACCAATACCTATGGTGCATATCCCTTTGATTTTGGTTTAAGGAGTGCCAATGGTTTCGAAAGCTTCTACTATGATGTGCAATTTTATGATTATTCCATATCCACTAGGTCTCCTAGGAAATTAAATCGTTATTATGAATTCACAGTGAGTGTGAGTGATGGTGACAGTATTGCCAAACGCACTTTTAGAATATTTGTGGTGGGTGATGATTTCTTACGAGCAGACAACACCATACTGCAATTAGGCAGTGGTATATTTGCGTCCGATGGCACTTATATCAGGACTCCACAGTGGCTTACTCCAAGAGATCTAGGTTATAGACGAGCCAACAACTATGTCACACTGTATCTGGAACTGTATGATCCCAACACCATCACAGGCTATGTGGCCTACACACTGAGACCCACCAACGATGACGCCACAGTGAGCACACTGCCACCAGGTTGTACACTGGACAGCACTTCAGGTGAAGTGGCAGGTCGAGTGCCTTATCAACCAGCAGTGACCAAAGAATACAAATTCACAGTGAGAGCCACAAGATTTGGAGCCAACAATGAAAGTTTAGCCATCAAAGACAAAACATTTGTGGTGAAAATACTGGGAGAAGTGGACAGTGTGATCACCTGGAACACCGACAGTGATCTCAATAGCATCAATGCAAACTTTATTAGCACTCTTTCTGTGAATGCTTCCACCACAGTGCCTAATGGCGTGCTGAGATATGTGCTCACAGCGGGAGCGTTGCCCAATGGATTAACATTGGCGCTGGACGGGGAGATACTAGGCAAAGTGCAACAATTTGGTGAGAATAGATACAACGGATTATGGAACTCAGGAAGAGCATACGAGATAAATGATGTGGTCAAATTTGCAGGCAATCTTTATAAATGTATTCAGGCACATACCTCATCTACGTTTGCCACAAATTTGATCAATTGGCAAATTTATACTTTTGCACAAAGTGGATTGACCATTTTCGACAACAAAGATTTCACACTGGACGGAAGTACCACCAGCATAGACAAGCGTTTCATTTTCACAGTGGAAGCCCGAGATCAATTTGGCTACAGTGCCATCACAAAAATTTTCACAATCACAGTGATAGCAGTCAGCGATCTGTTGTACAGCAATCTATATGTGAAACCATTTTTGCCATCAGCCCAAAGATCATCGTATCAAAACCTCATAAGTGATCCAAATATTTTTGATCCAGCCAAGATATATAGACCCAATGATCCTTTGTTCGGGCTGCAGAAACAGTTGAAGATGTTGATATACGCAGGTATAGAAACCAAGACCATCAATCATTATGTGACAGCCACAGCCACCAATCATCGTCGCAAACGATATCAGTTTGGTGAAGTCAAGACTGCAGTGGCCAAGAATCCTGGAACCAACGACATTGTGTATGAAGTACTGTATGTTGAAATGATTGATCCATTAGACGATGCCAGTCGATCAGTAGAAAATAAAATCATCATCAAAAACAACAATTCTATCAAAGTCGATCAAACCAATATAGAAGTTTTGGATGATGTGACCAGGCTGAATGTGGGCGGAACCAGTTACACAATATTCAGCAACAATAATCTTCCTTTGGCTGTGGGAGCCATAGGTACTAATTTACAAATATATGCTAGATCAGGCAGTCTCATATTCAACACAGGCACAACCTATCAGCCAGGCACACTCAGTGTGATTTTACAAAACGGTTCAACTATCATTGTGGGCAATGTGATCACTTCTCCATCTGATCCGTTTAGATTTCGTCCCAATCAACCTGTGATCAAGGTGGACAGCACAGTGCTGAACATGGCCAACAGCAAAGACATTGAAAGATACATCAGCAATACCACCAATATGCGAGCAAAAATATCTGCATTGGGTGCAACTGAAAATGAATTCCTGCCCTTGTGGATGCGCACTCCACAGGCAAATTTACAACAGCTTTTGGGATTTGTATTGGCAGTGCCACTATGCTACTGCAAACCAAACACTTCGCAGTCCATACTGTTGTCATTCAAAAACAGCGGGTATAATTTCAACAATATAAATTATGAAATTGATAGATATATAGTGGACAGCACCACAGGATTAGCAGCAGAACAATATATCATGTTCCCTAATTATCATTATAACATATAATGCTCGAAATGACAATAAATAACATTGGACAAATATGCCAAGCAATATAAACACCACAAACATAGATGAAACCTATCCAGTGTCTGGACAGGACAACAACAGCCAAGGATTTAGGGATAATTTCAGCTCCATCAAAAATAACTTCACATCAGCGAAAGCTGAAATAGAAACATTGCAGACCAACACTGCCAAACTGAATGCTGCCAATAATTTTGGCAACAACAGCATCTCAGGTGCTAAATTCATCAACAACACCACCACTGTGTACAGCGCTGGCAACACAACCACTCCACAAAATATCAGCATAGACAATGGAAATTTTCAAACATACATCGTGGGAGCAAATTTAACACTGACTTTTACTGATTGGCCCACAGTGGCTAATGCATTGTCCAGCATCATTGTGGAATTAAGAAGTGATGGTACGCTGAGAACTGTGGTATGGAGCACGGAAAATGCAGGATTGATCTACAAGGATTCAGCTTTCCCAACACCTTTCACATTACCTGCCAATCAAAATCCCCAGTATGTGGAATTTTGGACCTACAATCAAGGCGCCACAGTTTTTGGCAAATATTTAGGTTCATTCAGTAACTAATTACAAACATGTTCCATCCACTTTCAGAAGATCTTAATCAGTACAGCATCAGTCAATTGGAATCCAAACTGTCGGATTTGCGTACCAAATATTTTCAAAGTCGCAATCCAGAACTGCGTCAACAGATTGGTGTGTTTGTGGAAGTGTACAATCAAGAGCTCAAACAGAGATTGGCAGCAGAACAATTGAAAATGGCAAAAGATACCGGAAAAGATCTTGACAATCTCATCAATATCGATTAATATACAGCATAATATTCCGTTATGCGAACAGACAGTTTAGGTTTACCCATATTCGATCATTATGACGCTGTGGATTTAATTTACCAAAATAAATTATCAGTGCTCACAGATCTTCAGTTTGAATCTCATCAAGAAATCGATACTTTTAATCAATCAGCACAGCTCACAGGAGTGGGCACACCTTTGAGAGTGTACAGGCCCATGCTGGTGGATGTGAAAGAATTTGACAAGTTGCTGCAGAGTGAATGGTTCATGCCAGACAGTGTGAAAAAATTTGACATTGAATCACACATATTAAACATGGCTCCCAAACATGCTCTGGTAAGAGTACAGGAGGAATTGACAGCATTCAAACAACACAATTATTTGAATCTATTGAAATTTTTGCATTATTTGGTACAAACCATGCGTGAAAACCAAATTCTTTGGGGAGTGGGACGAGGCAGTTCAGTGGCATCCTATGTGCTGTATCTGCTGGGTGTACACAGAATTGATTCCATCCAATATGGCTTGGACTGGCGAGAGTTCCTTAGATAAATACATACATAATAGGAGACAACAAATATGGCTATCAAACAGAGTGGAAAAAAAGTTTACACTACAATGCAAGGCAAACAGATTGACATTGATCTGTTGAGACAACGCAACGAACTGACTCCAGCTGTGGGCAACGCAAGAGTGAATGCTCGTGGTGATGAATTAGGACCTGGCGGCAAGATTGTGCGCAAACGTGAGGAAGTATTGGCTGATTACTACAGAGATCATCCTAAGACTGTGCCTAACAGAGGTGCTAATACAAAAGTTGAATCTACCAACGAAGAGTGGGTGGAAGATGCTGAAGGTAATTTCGTTAAGAAAAAATAAACTATGAGCTCATACAAGGTTCTTGAGGGAGAATTGATTCCGATTAAGGATCGTGTGATTGTGAGCGATATGAGTTTCGATTCTATAACCACCAAAGGTGGCATCATATTAAATTCAGACAATGGCAAGGTGCATGGTATCAAACCCAGATGGGCCAAAGTGTATGCCAAAGGCAAGGACAACAAAGATGAATATGCTGTGGGTGATTGGATTTTGGTGGAGCATGGCAGATGGACCAGAGGTGTCAAAATCAAGACCAACCACAAAGAGCAAGTGTTGCAAATGGTGGAAGCCAAAAGTGTGATGATTTGGGCAAAAGAAAAACCAGAAGAATCCTACGTGAACAAAGAAAATCAGCTCTAAAATACTTGACTTTCCACACAATCTGTCATATACTGATAGTATGAAATTTCCTGAAACTAGAAATCCTGGATTAAACACCACTGGTGTGTTGGGTATCACATTGATGATATTACATATCATAGGATATCTTGTGGGTTGGTGGTGGATGTTAATTTACATACCTTTGATAATGTCGGGCATGGGACAAGAATTTTTAAAAAGGAATTAATGAAAGAACTTTGGACAGAAAAATACAGACCTAAAACACTGGATCAATATGTGTTTAGAGATGAACATCAAAAAAAACAAATTCAAACTTGGGTTAAGGACAAGAGCATTCCTCATTTGTTGTTCAGCGGCAATGCTGGCATAGGCAAAACCACATTGGCTAAAATATTATTGAATGAATTACAAGTGAATGATCTAGATGTGTTGGAAATCAACGCCAGCAGAACAAACTCTGTGGATGATGTGAGAGCAAAAATTGTTAACTTTGTGCAGATGATTCCGTTTGGTGATTTTAAAGTGGTGCTGTTGGATGAGGCAGACTATCTATCACCCAATGCACAGGCAGCACTGCGTGGGGTAATGGAAGAATATCACACAACATCAAGGTTTATATTAACTTGCAACTATCCCAACAGAGTTATACCAGCATTACACAGCAGATGTCAAGGATTCCACATTGAACGTGTGGATCAAACAGAATTCACAGCCAGAGTGGCTGAAATATTAATGAAAGAAGGAGTAACTCCAGACTTAGAAACATTGGACACTTATGTCAAAGCCACATATCCAGATCTTAGAAAGTGTATCAACATGGTACAAATGAATGCACAGAATGGCGTGTTGCTGAAGCCTGAAAAGAGTGACATGGGTGAATCAGATTACAAATTACAAATGGTTGAGTTGTTCAAAGTGGGTAAGATCACTGAAGCAAGGAAGTTGGTATGCAGTCAAGTGAGACCTGATGAAGTGGAAGATATTTTTAAATGGATGTATAATAATATCACACTGTTTGGAAATGAAGCACGTCAAGAAAAAGCCATTCAAATCATCAAACAAGGTCTGGTGGATCATACATTGATCTCTGATCCTGAAATTAATCTTTCAGCCACCATGATCAAACTTTCTCATATGGAATAACATGTACAGAGCCAGTCACATATTGATCAGTTATCAAGGAGCCAGTAGATACACAGGAATTAAAACGCAAGAAGAAGCACTGTTTGAAGCCACCAGAATTAGACAACAAATTGCTGAAGGTGTGATCACATTTGAAGATGCTGCTGTGAATCACAGCGATTGTCCCAGCAAAGTGAATCAAGGAAATTTAGGCACATTCAAACCCAACACAATGGATCAAGATTTTGTTGCTTTCATCGACACATTGCAAGTGGGTGAAGTCAGCGGAGTTTGTCCCACTGTGTACGGATATCACATTATCCGAAAAAAT